GGGGCGAGCACCCAAACCAACGGTGAATTCTTCCATCATTTTTTCAGACTCATCACCTGGAACCAATGACGGCAACGAATCAATCACAATTATGTCAACTGCACGATTGTCAAGTGCTTTAATTACTAAATCATAAACCTGTTCCATAATGTTGGTTTCTACAACCCACAAACGGTTTAAATCCACCCCAATTGCACGTGCATATTGAGGGACATATGCTTCCGCTGCAATCCACATAGCGACAAAATCTGGATTTATTGCCTGATTAGCGGCTATGGTTTTATACGCAAGGGCGGTTTTACCAGATGATTCGTCTCCAACAATTTCTGACCATTGGTTCAAAGGCCAGCCACCACCAAGCATCAAATCATACGCAAGTATTCCAGTGGTGATGCGTGGAACCTCTTCTTTCATGTCCGAACCTTTAATTAATATGTCATCGCCATATTTTTTTTGAATTGCGGAAACAATAGATTCCAATGACTCGTAAGTTGTCATTTCATTATCCTTATACTGCCCAATTTGCTTGGTCTGCTTGTGAAAATTTACCGTTCCAACCACACTCATAACAACGTGGGGCTGGTGCTACTCCGTTGATTGTACTGTTAGAACCTTTACCAACACGCGAAAATACATTGCGACTTCCACATTCTGGACATCTCATGTTGCCTTCGCGTTGATGTGCTTCTCCTCCTTTCCACATTCTAATGGCTTGTCCAGTAGTTAATTGAGCGTTTGGAGGTAAATTATGTTGAACAATTTGTGGTTCTACAGTTTGAACAGGACGATTGCTGTAACTGCTTGGATTTGGAAAAACGTATTGTTTACTTGGTTTTTCCCCGTTTAACTTCTTTTCCCACCAATCACTCATTATTTTCTGATTCCCGTTCGTCGTCTGTGTTTTTCCAAGTTTTTAATGCGTCTTCATTAATTATAATAGAAACGTGTTCGTTATCCAACATTTTATTTAACGTTGAAACTCCAAAAGAAATAAACAAGGGCAACAAATCTTCTTTTGGATTTACTAATCTACCCCCTTTTTCAAGTAAATCCAACATCCAGATGGCAGATTCTTCAATATTGCTTAGAATGTTCTGATTAACAAACAAAGCCCACCTGCTTGCAATGTCAAAAATCTCTGCCTGTTCTACGTCCTTGGACGGATTTGAAAAACCCATAAAATTAGCAAATTCTTGTCCTTGTCCAATAGACAGCATTAAATAAAACAGTCGTTTATCAACAATGTGGTTTACAGAACCAATGCTTTTATCCATATCGCTCATGCTTTTGCCTCTGCCCAACTTTTAGCAAACCGATAAGAAACCTTAATTGGAACTTTGTTCAAAATTGTACCGTCTCCCATCGCAGTAATGAATGGTTCAATGATATCAAGTTTCTCGTTTTCGTCTACCATAGCCACTAATTCATCGTGAACTTGCACTAGTAATTTTAAACTTGTTTTGTTTGTTGCTTTATACACATCAACCATTGCAAGTTTACAAATATCTGCCGCTGTACCCTGTACTATTGCATTTATTGCTTGTCGTTCCGCCCTTGACCGAAGTTCAGAATTAATAGAAGAAAGGTCTGAAAGCCTCCGTCTGCGACCATGCAAAGTTGATACATACCCATCTTTTTTGGCTTTTTGAATAACCTGTTGTTTCCAAGCAGTTAATTCATTAAAAGTTTTGTAATAAGTATTTAAGATATCTTCTGCTTCAGTTTTGGAAATGCCAGTAACACGAGCGAGTTTTATAGAACCGCCACCATATGCGGTCAAGAAATTAACCCCTTTTCCAACCTGTCGTTCTTCGGCAGTTACGTTTTCTGGTTTCTTTTTAAAAACAACCGCTGCCGTGGCGGTATGAATATCTTCTTCGTTCTTAAAAATCTGTAACAACCGTTTGTCTTGACTAACCATAGCCATGACCCTCAATTCAATTTGGTCGTAGTCAGCAACCAACAAAGTGCTTGAGTTGTTCGCCACAAACAACTTTCTGATGTTTGAAGTTCTTGGAATGTTTTGAAGATTAGGATTGGACGAAGAGAGTCTGCCAGTTGCTGTCCTATGCAAATGGAACGAGGGGTGTAACCTACTTTTGTATAACTTTGGTATCAGTCCTTTAACATACGTAGATTTTAATTTTTGCAACTCTGCCCATTTCAACAACTGCCCTACAACTTCATGTTTATGTTGCAAACTTTTTAAAGACTCTTCGTCAACCGAAGGGGCACCTTTTCCTGTTTGTTTATATGGTTTAAGTCCCAAGCCCCCCTCTGATTTCTTGTTAAATAAAAAACTTTGTTTGTGTTTGTTGGAGTCTGGATTAAAACCAACTGGGGCGTGTTTTAAAATACTATTGTAAACGTCATTTAATTCGTCGTCTAATTCTTTTTCCAAAAGGGTCAAGTTGTTTACATCAATTGGAATTCCTTGATTTTCCATGTGCATTAAAACTTCCAAAACTTGACTGTCTAAAAGCATTGCTTTTTTAAGGTCTGAATAAGCGTTTACTTTATTTACTAAACGTAAATACAAAAGCCATGTCCAACGAGCGTCTCGGTGAACATACAAAGAAGCGTCGTCAATGGTTACTTTAGTGATTCTTTCGCCAAGTTTTCCGCCTTTTTCGTAGGCTTTGTGTCCGTTGTAATTGTTTTCAATAATTGTCTCAAGTGCATAATTGCCTAAATTTTCGTTAATTAAATGTTGTAAAAGCATCGTGTCCACGTATGGTCCTGGTGGTATAGCATCATAGTATTTTGAAATAGAACGTGCATCAAACTTAACGTTTTGACCAATCTTTATAAAACTACCAAAGAACAGTGGTTTTAAACGTTCAAAAACTTCGCTTCTTGTCAGTTGCTTTACTGGTTCAGAGTATATTGCAGGTTTAACGTACCTAGCCTTTGCCGTAGATTCTTTGCCGTTTTTTAACTTTTTACGATACCCAACTGGTGGCACCGTGCTTCCGTCCCCCACTTCTTCTGGTTCCAACAGGCTTCCAATTTTGTGACCCATTGGTATCGCCCACGAGTGTCCTCTTGTAGCAATGCCTATCCAAAACACCTCGTTGCGCAAAGGGTCTACGGCTATTTCCTTTAAATACGTCTCAACCAAATTGTCGTGCGCTCGTTGAATAATATCAGGGCTTTTAGTTTTTAACCCTTTGATGTGTTCTTGAAAATCATTTTCTAAATGTTGAAGCAAATCAGGATGATGTTCAAGAACGGATTGGGTTTCTACGTCAAAAGCAAATTCTCCAACATTTGTAACAACTTTAACAAGGTCGTCAAGTTCATCTAAAGTTGTAATAATGGGAGGTTTTATACCCCCCATTACTTACTTCCCTAAATCTTCTGACGCAATTGACAGAAGTTCTGCGTAGGTAGGAACTTTCATAATGCTTACGTCATACTTGTCTTCGTTCAATTTAGCCATTACGGAGTCGGTGAGTTCTTCAAGTTTCCATTCTTCCGCAAGGTCACGGGCACGAATAGCCTGCAAATTGTATGCGGTTGTGGCTCCCTTGCCTGTGCGACTAACAGCCCAATAATGCTTAGTCAAAGGGCCAGTCTGTGGTGCTTTGTTCAAATTGCGGAGTTGGTCTACAACTCGTGGTCCTACTTCAAACGAACGAACTACTGGGGTTGCTCCCGTAGCCAACAAAGCAACATTGAAGGCAATTCTTTGCGAAGGACGATTTCCCATTTCACATATGGGGCAACCTCTGTCGTCAAGGTCTCTGATGCAGATAAATGATTTTTGACCCTCACGCTCCCCCCAGTGTTGGTGCCATGCCGCAAATGGTTCGTCATCCAAAAACTTGATGATTTGAACATCTTCCGACACTTTCAATCTTTGTGCAAACTGCGAATCTGCGCTCTTCAAAACGTCAACCTGTTGCCAACCTCCACGAAGAAGTTTTCGCGTTGATTCCCCTGTGGGGGGAGTGTCTTGTTCTGTATTCGTAATTAACTCTACTGTTTCATAATTTCTTGGCATATTTTTCCTTTATGTTTATTGTGGCCAATTATCTTTGATGTATGTTCTAAAGCCGTTCCAATCTCCGTGATTTATCTCACGAACTTTAAAACGGATTATTGCTTCAAGAAGAAACTCTACCTGTTGGACACTGTAAAGCCTCCTACCTTGTGAAGTTTTTTCTGGAATTTGTTGTTTCATTGGTTTTGGGGTTCTGTATTTGGCTTTGGGAAGCCAACCACGGTGCTCCCAAACTCGCAACGTGGATGGACGTTTACCTATTGCCTTTGCCAATTCGCCAATAGTAAACATCAATACTTCTTCACCGTTGATTATGTACTTTTTGGGTTTTGCCCCATTGTACTTATCTTCGGCAATTGGTTTTGTTTTTCTATTCCTATTTTTTGGTTTGCGACCACCAGGATAATCTGGCAGGTCTTTAAACAATTCTAATGGGTCTTTCACGTTTTAAACGCCCACGTTTCTTTTTCGGTATAAAATGTTTGAACAATTGGCAACAGGCTTTTATTTTTCCATGCCAATCCAGCAACTTTTTCCTCGCTAACTCGTTCAATAACTTCTACAACCTCTGCCCACAAACCCTGTTCACGCGCCCATTTTTCTGCAGATACAGAGTCAAATGACTTGCTGACACGTCGTTCACGCTTTAATTCATGACCGCCAATGTTAAGCCATATATGACCGCTGTCGTCTGGGGTTCCGTGTTGGTCAACAACGGCGCTCAATTCTTTTTTCATTTTTTCAACGCGAGTTTCTAATTGTGACAACAACTTTTTTTGAGAAACAAAGTCTTCTACAAGTTTTGTTAAATATTGTTCATCATATTCTGTTGCCATGTTATACCTCCGAATGTTGTAAAAATTCTGTTAATGAATTAAGAGTCAATTCAAATCTACCTTGCGTATCGTAACCTTTGTCAATAAATGCTTCATTAATTTTTCTTTTTTGTTGAAGCATCTCATATTGCCTTTCTTCAATACTTCCTTTCATTACGAACGATGCTATCGTAACGTAAGGGTGTTGTGAAGACAACCTCATAATCCTTGCCTCTCGTTGGTCTAATTTACCAGCAGACCAAGGAAGGTCATAAGATATTAAGTAATTAGCCACAGGCAAATCAACACCGTAACCACCTGCGTCTGAAGATAAAAACAACCGTATATTTGGGTCTGTTATAAACTTTTGTTTAGCAACGTCTTTTTCATTTGAATTCATGTCTCCAGTAAACAATACAGAATTAGTAATGGTTTTAGTTTTAATTGATAACAGTTTAAGATTCTTTTTAAAGAATGAAAATAAAACAATTTTATTATCTTTATCTTCGTCCAAAACGTTTGCAATATACTCAATAACGGCGTCCATTTTAGGTGTTTCAAAATTGTTATTTATCCAATTATTGTCTATTACTTCCTTGGCATATCTGCTTCCTGAATCTCCGTTTGCCATATCAAATTCGTGGGCCGACGCTATTACCAATTCTGGATTGTCGCAAAGCATCCTCAAAATTGTTAAACGAGACATTATTTGCCCTTGCGCTTCATTAGCCGCTGGATTTCCGTTGTAGTGTGACCACAAATCAAACCCTTTACCGTACGTGTTTAAAGCGTTTTTAATCTGTATCAACAAGTCATCTGCAATGTTTTTATATGCTTTTGCTCCAACAATATCAAATTGTACGGGAATTACGGTTGAAACTACTTTGGGTAATTGGTCTTCAATATCTTTTCTGTTCTTACGAAACATTGCTTTTTCCATTGATTTAGTAAGCAAATTAAGATTGTAATATTTTACTGGTTTGCCAAACTTGTCTCGTTTAATAAACGTTCTGTCAAACACATCAAATTTTCCTAACACTCGTTCATCTACAAATTCCATTATTGAAAACAACTCTTCTGGTTTATTTTCAATTGGTTGACCAGTAAGGGCAAATCGGTACTGACATTTTTTACTTAATTTTTTTAACAAACGTGAACGTTTGGCTCGCGGCGATTTAATCATCGTGGCTTCGTCAATTATCATTGCTTCAAATCTAAGAGAATTAAACAAACTAACGTCGTTCATTAACGTTTCAGGGTTTACAACAACGTACTTTGCACGAAGGGCGGAACGCCACAATGTTTCTCGTGTTTTTACATTGCCGTCAATAACGACTGCGCGTGAATTAGTAAACTTTTTAATTTCCCGTAACCATTGATATTTTAAAGCGGCGGGAACTATAACAATGACTCGCGACACTTCGTCTATTTCAAAAAGGTGTTCTAACGTGTTCAGAGTAATTACTGTTTTTCCACCACCCATGACAACTGCAAGAAGCAGGCGTCCTCGGTCAGTCATTTTTTCACGAGCCTCTTCCTGAAACGGATACAAAGTTCCTTTAAACATTTATCCACCAAGGAAGCGCTGTCGCTTTTGTTATGGCAAACGCAATCTCTTCATCCGACATTTCGCCCAAATCTTTTGCTTTTGTGTGAGTGTAATTAAGCCACTTAACGCCCCTACGAAAAGTTGGCAAATGTTTAAACAACTTTTTACCAATGGTTATGCCAGCCTCATCATTGTCCAACGCAATTATTAAGCAATCACAAACGTTAGTTAATATTTCTATTTGTTTTTTACTAATATGTACCCCAAAACTAGCCAAACATTGCACTCCTGACCACGCTGATGCAACCCTGACTACATCCAATGGTGATTCTACTAAAACGGCTGTCTTTATGTCAAAACGGTCAATTCCAAACAGCGTCTCTGATTTGGTAACGCCAGTTGGTTGATTAATAACTCCGCTTGATGACTTTTCTTGCCAACCCATTAAATCTCCTGAAGCGGAAAGAATTGGAATAATCCAAGCATTTTTTGACGTATTCCATCGGATACCAAACCTTTCCGCAACTACCGCTTTTATGTTACGTTCTAACAACTTTTCGTAAGGGGGGTTGTCAAAAGACATATACGTTTTCCAATCGGCTTCTGGTTTGGCTTTTTGTTTTTTAGGTTGTGTTAATTGCTTTATCCCAGAGTTCATTAACAATTTGTAAATACTGGATACCGATTCGTAATTTCCAGTTATTTCAGCAATTAAGTGAGGTAAATTACCACGAGAACCGCATGAATGACATATCCACAATCCAGTAGATGCGTTCATGGACCATGAGGGCGACCTGTCCTTTTTTCCAGTTCTTTTTTCGTGTACTGGACAACAGCCTATAAGTTCATTGTTTGACTCGCGGCGAACGTCAACGTTCAACGCTTCAAGAACGTCACGGAAGTTAGTAATACCAGTTGTCATTATTATCACTGTAGTCCTCTTCTATCTCCGAAAAGTTCATATTATCCCAATCCCAATTAATCCGAACTTCGCCCTTTGGTGCAGTACGAGCAAGAACCACTCTTAAGATTGCTTGATTGTCAATGTCTGGGTCTGCTTCTACACCAACAACCAAGTCTGAATCTTGAGCAAACGACGACGTATAACCAATTGCTTCGGCTGTAATTTGCCTGTTTTTCCTGTTTCCAAGTTTCCAACTCAACACTTGAGTTGTTCCCACAATTGGAATATCAAAACGTTGCGCCAATCTCTTTAACGACCTAGTTATGTTGGTAAGGGCTTGCGGCGAGCCTTTTAATTCTCCTTGCTCGTCATCCATTAAATACACTCCGTCAACTATTAACAAATCAGGTTTGTGCTGTTGAATCTTGCCTGCAATGGCGCTAACCGTTGTTAACGAAGAAATATCTTCAGACAAAATAAATGGATGCATGTTTTTTTTCATTGACACTGTTTTTCTAATTGTTTCTATTTCGGCGTTAGTCAAGTCTCCGCGCATTATTTTTGTGTGAGAAATTCCAGCAATTAAAGCATCGTATCGTGCCGACTGTTCTTCTGCGCTCATCTCAAACGAGATGTATAACGGCACCTTGCCGTGCGTGTGTACAGCGTTTGCCATAATCAAAGTGATTAATGACTTACCCTTTTTGGCCTCGCCTACAAACGTAACCAATTGCTGTGGTCGCAGTCCAGAAGTAATCCTGTCCAACCCACCAAAACCAGTGGGTATCCCACGAATGGCGTTGGGGGTATCTTTCATTAATTGATAACGTTGTACACGCTGTTCCCAAGTATCAATAAGGTTTATGTCTCTCAACCTGGACACGTCCGCAGATGCGGTCTGTAAGCCCTCTGTAAGCGTTTGTAGCGCTTCTGAGGTCAAATTGTTGTTCAGCATAGGCACCGCCGTAGCGAGCGTTTCTACGAGTTTCTGGTGCTTGTAGGCTTCCAGCAGTTCTTCAATTAAGTTGGAAAACTGCTCACGGGAGGCGTCTTCTAACGAAACATTGGCGTACTCCTGTTTAAACGCTCGTTCAGAAGGAACGGCGCTGTGCTCCCTCCAATACGTAACCACCCATTCCCAAACATTGCACCAATGCGTTGAAAAATGTTGCGGTTTAATACCTGCTTCAATGACTGGCAAAATATCGTTGGTGGTAATTACCTTACTGATTAATAAATGTTCAGAACTTGCCATTAAATAACCCATGCTTTCTTTGTGTCCACTACGTGAGAACGCAATCCAATGATAGACGCCTGTTCTTGCGTTTCAACATATATTGTTTTGATAGACCGTTGAAACCTTAAATCATAGGCAAGTTCTTCTACTGAAGGGTAGTATATGACGCCAACAGAAATGCCTTTTCTTAACAACCAATTAGTTATTGAAGTTATTGCTTCGTTGTCAATAAAAGTATAAACATCTGTCGCCACTCCCAACCGAATTGCGGAGTCAATCATCGCCTTCAATGGCAGTTCATTTGGTATATACGATTGGATATATCGTTCCCAATTGTTTCTTTGTTTGTAAAACTTTGCAATAAGGGTATTAGTGGGCGTAGCCAACACTCCCTCAAAAATAACGCCTTGTCCTTTTACTGAATAGTCTGCAATATCATTTCCCTGCATTGCGTTGGTCCGTTCCAGAAACAGGAACAAGCCGACACGCTGACTGCAAAATTGATAAAAAACGTTCTCCGTAACGTAATGACAACTTTTTAGGATTGTAAAGGCTTGTAATGATTGTTGGTAAATTATTATTTATTCTTTGGTTTAACAAATTGGTTATTGAGCGACGTGTGAAATCGGTGTCATTTTCATCCCCCAACCCGTCCAATACAACAACGTCGTATATCGCTCGCAAATATTTGGAAGTGTAGGAAGATTTGTATTCTTCTGGCAAACTTCCATCGTTATTTAACTCGTCGTACATCATTTCAAGATAGGTGGTTGCTGGTATGTAATAGCCGCTTATTTGAAATTTAGATACAACGTCTTTTAACAATCCAATTGCAAGGTGTGTTTTCCCAACGCCAGTTCCACCAAACAAAAACAATCCAGTTCCAGTAGACAGGTTGTCTTCTGCGTTTTTTAACCATGTCATTATGGCGTAGTAAACGTCTTGGTCTCCGATTGATTTATCGTAGGATTCCAACGACATCGCCTCCAGGCGTCTTGGAATTCGCAAATTGTCTAAACGCTCTTCAACTGGTCGGTTTCTCCAATAACGCTGCCCTTTCCATTCTGTCGTCATTGTTTATCTTGTATTGTGATTGGTTCGCTAGGAAATATATGCATTGGAATTGAACACATGTCTAATTTGTAATGGGTAATGTATGAGTTTTTATCTAAGTATATGGTTCCGCACAGCGAACACACGTACAATTCCATCTTTTGTTCGTCGTCTATTTGTTGTCTTCTAAGTTTAAAAAAAATGTAAAAAGATTTTATAAAAAACCAATATTTTTTCATTTCCACTCCTCCACATCAAGATTAACGGAATTAACCGTAACCCATTGAACCAATTCATTTCGTCTTTTAATAAAGGCCGCCCAAGTAGTTACGTCCTTAGGCAACGGTTTTTGTTTTATTTCATAAAAAAATCTATCAATCATTTTGTAAAGGTCTTCATAAGACACTCCGCTGTCCCTCAACGTTTTAAAAGTCTTAGACAAGGCCAGAGCGTTTACTTCGGAACGCATTGGATACTCTATGGATTTATTAAAATGATAGACCAACGCCATTATAGTTTTTTTGGTATTTGCGGATACTTTAGTAATCATTGGTTTCCCTTCATCTGCGCCAATTGCTTTGCCCCAATCGTCATTCATTAAGACAGTAGTTTTTTATCAATATCATAACCGTATGTAATGTCATCCTCTTTTTTCCCCTTCTTGTAAAAGAGATTATTGTTATGGTTATTCTTGTTTATAGTTATTCTTGATTGGGTGTCACTGGGGACACTAGGGGTGGTGTCAGGCGTGACACTACCCGTGGTGTCTGTGACGACACTAGGTGGTGTCAGGCGTGACACTAGGGTAGATGGATTATTAAAATTTACAATGTATTTGTTGCTGATATTGCCGTGCGTACCAGAACGATTTTTGCGCATTAGAACGCCAGAAGAAACCAAACGATTAACTGAACGAATAATAGTTCTTCGCGAATAGCCAGTGAGTTTTGCCACGTGTCCGTAAGATGTTGTCAGTTCTTGAGTATCTGAATCCATGTATAACAATACAGTTAA